GATAAAGAGATTGTTGCTGCTGCACAAGCCGTTCTGGATGCCGCTAATGCAAAACTTGCTGCTGATGAGGCTACCCTAGCTGCCATACAGCCCCATTTGTCTGTTTTGGATGAAATCGCGTCTTTCTCCCTTAGCTATATTCCTGAATTCGTCAAGGAAGACTTCAATTCTCTGATAGCTAAGGCCAAATCATTGTTCTAACGTCATAGGGAAAAACTATGGACAAGCTTGTAATAGAGTCTGGTATCTCTCCCCCTGATATTGTAAGGATTGGCTGGCCGCATAAGACAATGAGGGTTGGGCAGAGCTTTTTTGTTGAGGGCCGTAGTATGGTTGCTGTCTGTAATGCCAATAACCGCTATAAGCGTAAACTTGGCTGGAAGTTCACTGCTCGTAAGCAAGATGGTGGTATCCGTGTATGGAGAATCGCATGACTATTCCTGAACAAGATGACACATCATTTATCAAGCCACTTACGCCAGAAGAATACGACAGACTCGACAAAATACAAGTCAAATTGCTGAAAGACCTACAGGACAAGCAAAAACCCACTCTTTCCAGGCTATTCCCTGCTTTGAAGGGATTGAAGCGTGAGCAGCTTTAACCTAAAGAACTTCTACAAGTTCGCCTCCCAACTATCTATTGACTCCAAAGAGCATGGAATCAAAAAGCTCGGTACTGATCTGTTGGGAACCCAGACATACGTCATGGATGAGATTGCTTCTGGTCTTTCTGAGGACATACATCATTTTGTTATCCTTAAAGGAAGACAACAGGGTATTACTACGGTTACTCTTGCGCTGGATTTATATTGGCATTTCCTTCACGCTGGTCTTAACGGAACTCTTGTAACTGATACCGAAGAGAACAGGGACCAGTTCAGATCGACTCTAGGGATGTACATGGAGTACCTTCCCAATGAGTTTAAGATACCGTTGCTTGCACACAACAGAAATCAGTTTGTACTCAAGAACCGATCCCGCATGTTTTACCAGATCGCTGGTACTAGGGCCAAGGGTGGTCTAGGTCGTGGTAAGGGTATTACATATCTGCATTCCACAGAGACTTCATCTTATGGGGATGATGAGGGGATTGCTTCTTTGATGGCTTCACTTGCTGAGAAGAATGATAACCGTCTGTTTGTTTTTGAATCGACTGCTCGGGGTTACAACCTGTTTCATGATATGTGGGCAACTGCCAAGAGAGCCAGGACACAGAAAGCAATCTTTTGCGGATGGTGGAGGAATCAACTGTATTCGGTTGAGAAATCATCGGATGTGTATAAGACTTATTGGGATGGGAAAAATTCGCCAGAAGAAAACGAGTGGATCAGGGAAGTCAAGAAACTGTATGATTTTGTCATCACGCCTCAGCAACTGGCTTGGTGGCGCTGGAAGATGCTAGAAGGCATCCAAGATGATTCGCTGATGTATCAGGAATTTCCACCGACTGAGGATTATGCCTTCATTATGACTGGTACGGGATTTTTCTCTCAAACCCGTTGTACTGATGCTGCCAAAAAAGCAAAGTCCAATCCACCTGACCATTATCGGTTCATCATGGGAGAGAGCTTTGAGAATACTACCCTTGTGAAATCTACTGACAGGCTATCTACCCTCAAGATTTGGGAAGAACCTGTTGATAAGGGTTACTATGTCATTGGTGCCGATCCTGCCTATGGTTCGTCTGATTGGGCCGATAGGTTCTGCATTCAGGTGTTTCGCTGCTATTCTGATGGCATTGATCAGGTTGCGGAGTTTGCCACATCCGAACTCAATACCTACCAGTTTGCATGGGTGATCTGTTACCTTGCTGGACTCTACAAGAACTCTACCCTCGATCTGGAAATCAATGGTCCCGGACAAGCTGTGATCAATGAAATGAGAAACTTGAAGCGTTTAGCAACCAGTATGGGGACTAAACAGGGAAATGATTTATATAATGTACTCGGTAACATGAGTAACTATATCTGGCGTAGAAATGACTCTTTGACTGGTCCTGGTATGTCCATTGGTTATCTTACTACTAAAAGTACCAAAGAACGAATGTTGAACTACTTCAAGGATTACTTTGAACGTGGCATGATGGGTGTCATGTCTATAGACTTGCTGGATGAAATGAAGTCAATCGTGCGAGATGGCGGCAGTATAGAGGCTTTTGGCAGAGGTAAGGATGATAGGGTGATTGCCACTGGTTTGGCTTGTGTTGCCTATGCAGAACAGGTACAACCAAGGCTTGTCAATGCGAAAATGTCACGCAAGATTTCTGCTTCTTTGGATAACATTACACCAGAGGTAGCAGCAATGAATCAGAATGTAACTTCGTACCTCAAGGCTATTGGGGTGTATGGCAAGGGTATGCAATAGGGGATTGATATGGCTGTTCTAAGCGACTATCGTTGTTTTGCTCATGGGGTATTTGAAGCATGGGATGCTATCTGCCCTCATGGTTGTTCTGGTGAGTTTGTGGAGAAAGTCTTTCTCAAGCCCGTAGGAATGAAGTCAGACGCTACAAAGCACAATGACTCAACCATGAAAGCTCTAGCCTCAGACTATGGCATGACGGACATTAAATCTGCCAGGGAAGGTGAAGCTCAATCCTTGATGGGCCAGCAACCAAAAGCCAATCCTTTTGCTGTACAGTGGGCTAATCCACAGTCCATAGGTACGTACAACACGACTCCTATTGCTGGTGAGACAACCAACGGGCTACAATTAGGTAAGGAGACTGGTCTTATCAATCCGCTTCGTCCTGCGTCTGTCATCAAAGACCACGAAAATCTCCAGATTCAGAAATGAGATAAATTATGCGTATTCCTGAGAATGATGAGGAACGAGAGTTTTTCTATCTTGACTTGATGGCGAAATGCCTTGTCTCTCGGGATGAGCGTCTTGAGGACTACAGGTATCTCAAGAACTTCTTTCTCTTTGGCTCTGAGCCTAGCGAAGTCTCTGCATTGTTCAACAAGATTGCGCCTCATATTGATCAGTTGAACTCTTTTCTCTATTCTTCGGAAACTACCCGATTTAGCATCGACATTGGTGCATCAGTCCCCAAGACAGAACATACCAAGGTTGCTGTACTTACCAAAGCCTTGAATGATGAGTGGCTCAATAGCAATTGTGATCAGGTTTTCTCTGCTGCTATCAATTGGGCGCTAGTTTTCAATACGACATTTGTAAAACTCATTGTTCGTAATGGCGTGCATCCCTATATGGTGGAACCCGGTAGCATGGGTGTTCTTCGTGAGGACAAGCCATATACTGAAAGACAAGAAGCGTTAGTACATACTTACTACATGACAAAGAGCGAGTTGTACAACCGGCTCTACTCCCACCCCAAGCGGGATAAGTATATTGAACTTATTTTCACACGACCTACAGAAGAGGTCCAACCCCCCAATGCGGTTAATCGCATCATCACATCTTCCTCGCAACCCAACATAACGGGCAATGTCAACCTGACTCTTGAGTCTGGTAATCGTTATTCTGCCAAGGTTGCAGAAGATACGGTTGAAATGCGTGAGCTTTGGGTATGGAACGATGAGACTTCCGATTATCAAGTAGTCACTATTGCCGATCCTGATGTAGTCATCTATGACCGTTCCGGGGAATCCATGTTCCTCAAGGGCGAATGCCCATTTGTCCAGATATGTCCTAACCCATTGTTTGACTATTATTGGGGGGCTTCTGAGGTTGCCAAGCTGATTTACCTCCAAATGCTGAGAAACAAGCGTATCGGAGAGATTGCGCGGCTATTGGAGAAGCAGGTTAACCCTCCAAAGTCCTTTACTGGCTTTACTGGTATCACGGATGAGAAGGCAAATGCCTTTAATAATGCCGGTTCATGGGTGCTTTCTGATATGCCAGGGGCTAAAGTAGATGAACTTGCCCCCTCTATCCCCGAAGATTTGTACAAGGAAATCAGGGAAATTGATGATATGTTTGCCGAAGCCTCTGGAATTTCCTCTGTTTTGCAAGGAAAAGGGGAAAGCGGTGTTCGTTCTGCTGGTCATGCCTCTCAATTGGCCCGTTTGGGATCGTCTAGGGCCAAGAAACGCGCCTTGATCATTGAAGATTCCTTGGAACGGGTAGCAACATTGTTCCTAAAACTGCTACAGGCTTACGACAATACCCACTTTACCGATGACAAGGGCATGGAGTTCATTGCAGAACAGTTCACACATGACTTTGTGGTTAAGGTAGATGCCCATTCCAATAGTCCTATTTTCATGGAAGATAGCCGGGAACTTGCTTTCAAACTGTTTGAGGCTAAAGTTATCGACAGAAAGCGTTTGATTGACTTGGTTGATCCTCCTATGAAACAATTACTCAAGGATGATCTGGATAAAGCAGAAAAGAAGGAAGCTGATCAGGCTAAACAGCAACCTCCCAAGCCTCCAGAAGCGAAACCACAGAAGAAAGGCTGATATGCAGCAATCTCCTACCCAAAGGACAAGCAACCCAAATAATGAGCCTCGCTTGAATGCTCCGCAAAAAGATGTTGCGCGAACTCAAGGTTTGTCATATAACCGGAACAATCGGACTGAGCGTAGAGATTCTCGCAAAGGTCGTGACTAATTCAGGAGACTGAATAAATGGTATGGCTGCTCCATCCAAAGGTGGCCCTAACTATATGGAGTCAGTAACATGGCACGTAAAGCTCGCAAAGGCCGTAAATCTCGTAAGTAATCAGCGCAAGCTGGTTTCTTTGAGTTGCCCTTCATTGGCAGTTGGAAGATAACTAACTGCCACCTTTTTTATTGACACGATAGCTTTTTTGTATTACAAACTGCTATCTGATTGAAAGATTGATATGCCTTTGGACAAGATGATGGATTTGATTTCTAAGGGACAGGCTCCCGAAGATTCAACTATTCAGTCTCCAGAACAGGCCGGGACAAATATTGATTCGGGTACTCCCCCGATGGTTTCCGCCATGTCAACGCCAGAACCCAAGTTAGGTTCAAAAGAAGGCGCTCATATCAATATTCAAATGGCAATGGATTTGCTGGAACAATCACTTCCTGCATTGGGTTCTGAATCCGATGAGGGACAACAAATCATGAAGTCCCTTGGTGCGCTTCACAAGGTATTTGGAAACAGGGAGTCCAAGAATCGCGAGTTGATTCCTGCTGAGATTCTCCAGATTATCCAGACGCTTCCCCAATCAAATCCACCGCCAGAGCAAAAGGCGGCTTCCCAGGCTCCCATTCCGGGGATGCCTCAACAACCTTCCCCCATGTAACAGGAGTCCACTATGGAAATCTTCAAGCCGAAAGGCAATACCCCTATCCGTAAACCGACTGACAACAAAATGCAGAACGGTCAAATTTTCAATCCTCCGCGCTTTTCTCAATTTGGCGGCGGGAATGATGGAACTGCTATTAACGTCAAAATGTACAAGAACCAAATGGCTTTGTCCAAGCCGGGTGGAACTCGTAAAGTTGTGTAAGTAACTAGGGGATAACTATGTCACTTGAAGATATTTCTGATCCGGCGCGTGATGAACTCGCTGCTCTGTCTCGACGTTTGAGCGAAGACCCATCTACTCGTAAAGAGTTTTTGAGGATGACCAAGAAAGTCCGTCCTGATCTTCCTATTCCTGAATTGGATATTGAAGACCGTGCGATGGCAATTTCCAACGCATCCGTAAAGCGTGTCGAGCAATTGGAAAATCAACTCCGCGAACGGGATGCTGTTGACAATTTGCAACAACGGCGCTCTAATCTCGTTAAGAAGGGTTTGGTTAATTCAGAAGATGAAATAGCCAGTGTTGAAAAGATCATGCTGGATAAGAAAATCCATGATCATGAAACGGCGGCTAATTATCTGAAATGGGAAAAGGAGTCTGCTGCTCCTACTCCTACTGGATATAACCCCAACCCGATGAAACAATTTGATTTGTCTGCGTTTCGCAAGAATCCCGTTCAAGCTGCTCGGGACACTGCTGCACAGGCATTGCGTGATTTTCGGAAGCCTACGCGACCGATTGGTTTGTAAGTTA